ACAACACCGACGACACGCTGATTGAGGGTAGTGTCGAAGCAGCATCGCGTCTGATTGACGGGTATACGCTGCGGAACTTTTACTCGGTCGGCACGGCTACGCGACTATTCACGGCACCCGATCCGCTTTACTGTCCCGTGGACGATCTCGCTGGTACGGCAATCACGATCCAGACCTCGACGCAGGCAGACGGCATCTTCGACGTTACGTTCACGGTGACTGACTATCAACTTGAACCGCTGAACGGTAATCTGGACGGCATCCCGTGGGCGTACGATCGCATTCGCGCAGTCGGTGACTACGCGTTTCCGATGGTGTCCGCTAACTTCGGTGAGCAGGCGCTCGTCAAGGTTACGGGCGTCTGGGGATGGCCGGCGGTTCCGGTAGCAATTGTCCAGGCGACGATCCTCCAGGCGGCGCGTCACTTCAAGCGTTACGACTCCCCGCTTGGTGTCGCTGGCTTCGGTGACTTCGGCGTGGTACGCGTTAGCCGCTTCCTAGATCCTGACGTACAGATGCTTGTCGAGCCGTATAAAAAGATGCGATTGTTCCGGTGACGGCTACTGTCGGGCAAGTCAAGACGGCACTCGCGACAGCTGCCGCAACGATCACGGGCTTACGCACGTACGACCGGCAGCCCGACAATCTGAACGCACCCTTCGCTTTCCCTTCGCTTCAGTCGATTGACTATCACGGCGCTATGGGCGCCGGTTCCATCCTTCAGACGTACACGCTGACCGTCGTAGTTGGTCGCGCGTCTGAGCGCGCTGCCGAGGATCTGCTCGACACTTACCTCGGCTACGGCTCGGGTGGCATTCGTGCCGCGATCGAAGCGGATACCACGCTCGGCGGAGTTGTCCAAACCTGCATCGTCGAATCGGCTGGCACCATCGGCACGATCGACGGCAACGACACGCTATATCTGTCGGTAGATTTCCGCGTCTTGGTCTACACCTAAAGGAGTTTGACGATGGCAAAGTTTATCGTGGCACCCGGCTTTATTGTTGCCGGTAAGACCGAAGGACAAGAGGTCAAGGCGTCCGACGTGGATCGCTTGGACGTGATGATCGAGTCTGGGCGCGTGATTGTCAAAGGCGCAGAATCGTCGTCTACAATGAAGGCACAACCCGACGTGTCCGGCTCCGAGGAGGAGTAACCCAATATGGCTAAGCTCGTTCTCACCAACGCAAACATCACCATCGGCGGCACGGACGTTTCGGCCAACGTCGCCAGCGTCCAGATTGAGACTTCCGTCGACGAGGTGGAAACGACTGCGTTTGGTCCGGGCAACGGCAAGACGCGCGTCGGTGGTCTGCTCGACACGACGATCTCGCTGTCGATGCACAATGACTACAGCGCAATCGAGGGTCTTGTCTATCCGCTGATCGGCAGCACGACGACAATCGTCGTAAAGCCGAACGGTACTGCTGTTTCGACGGCCAATCCCTCCTACTCGATGACGGCCCTTGTTACCGGGTGGTCTCCAGTAAATGGAGCCGTCGGAGAACTGGCCTCGGTCGATATCTCGTGGCCAGTTTCGGGAACGGTAACGAAGGCTGTCGCCTAGTCTGATCGCGTAACCTCTACGCCCAGGGAGGGCTGACGTGGAACTACAATTCAAGATCAAAGAGACAGGCAAGGACAGCGTGCTGGTACGCGCTGCCTTGGTCGACATCGTGGCGTGGGAGGATCGCTTCGAGCGACCATCCTCGACGATGGGTGGCGATTCGATCTTCGCGCGCGACTTCGTGTGGCTGGCGTGGCATTCGCAGAAGCGCACGGGCGCGACGACTCTGGACTTCATGGATTGGGTCGCCACGTTGGATGAGATCGAGGGCGCTGAGGAGACTACGCTTGTCCCTTTGGAGAATCCTCCAGCCATTGGCTCGTCGCCAGTCTCGCAGTAGAGACAGGCATCGCGCCTAGTGTTCTGATGCTGGAGTCGGAGCGGATGCTCTGGACGATGCTGGGCTATATTCGCTGGCGAAGCGTTCACGCGAACCGGTAGACTGACCGTATGGCTACGCAGCAGATACGTGGCTTGGATGATGCGCTGAAGACGCTAGGCAAGATGGATCCGGTGCTGCGTCGAGAGGCCGTCAAGACAGTCAAGAAAGACGTGCAGCCGATCGTGTCCGCTATCAAGGCTGGGCTGCCGAAGGCTCCGCTATCTAACTGGGTTCCTCCGAAGCAGTCAAGCGCGCGGCGGGGAACTGTCTCTGCTGGTCGTAGTGGTGCAGCGGGGACACCTTACTGGGAATTGGGCAAGGCCAAGAGTGGTGTTCGATCGAGTGTCAAGAGACAGAGCGCACGCCAGATGAAAGGGAAGCAGATTCTTGTCAGCATTCGTCAGACAAACGGTGCAGGCGAGGTCTTCGATATGGCTGGCAAGCAAACTAGCAACACCTTTACGCGCAACCTATCTGCAAAGTGGGGCGGACCGTCGCGCCTTATGTGGCCGACCGTGGAGAAGCACAAGCCAACCGTCTTAGCGTCGATCAAAAGGAGCGTGACTAGTATGGAGGACATTATCAATGAAGAGTTGCGGCTACGTGGCTACACGCGCGGCCGGCCGAGCGGCTCCCCTCATTACCGGTAACGATAGGCAGGTAGAATAGACTCATGGCTATTGTAATTCCGATTGGCGTTGATACCTCCGGTCTATCGCGCGGACTCTCGCAAGGCACTAGCGGTCTCCGCAAGTTCGGCAAGATGGCTGCCATTGTCGGCGGCGCAGCTGCGCTTGGTGGCTTGGTCGCGACGTTGAAGATCGGCGTCGACGAGTTCATGGGTGCGCAGAAGGTATTGGCGCAGACGGGCGCGGTGCTGAAGTCGACGGGTGGCGCTGCAAACGTCACGAGTAAGCAGATCACCACGATGTCGGAAAGCCTGATGAAGTTGAGTGGCGTCGATGACGAAGCGATCCAATCCGGGCAAAACTTATTGTTGACGTTCACCAAAATACGCAACGAGACTGGCAAGGGAAATAATATCTTCGACCAGGCTACGCTGGCGATGACGAATCTGTCCGTTGCGATGGGGAAGGATCTGAGCTCTTCGGCGATCCTTGTTGGTAAGGCGCTGAACGATCCCGTCAAGGGTGTCGGAGCCTTGTCCCGTGCTGGCGTTCAATTCACGGCGTCGCAGAAGGACACGATCAAGGCGCTCGTAGATTCTGGCAACGTCATGGGCGCCCAGAAGATGATCCTAAAAGAGCTCGAGGTGCAGTTTGGTGGGAGCGCGAAAGCGGCTGGTCAGACGCTACCGGGTCAGCTCAATATTCTCAAGGAGACATTCCGCAATCTTGCCGCTGATCTAATCGCCGGATTCATTCCAGCGGTCAGTCGTGGTGCGGAGATATTCCTCGGTTTTGTTCGTGACATTGCGAAGCAGCCGACGCTATCGGCAAAGATCCAGTTTGTTATTGGGACTTTTGCTGGTGCTGCGTGGCGCGGGGTCCAGTCAATCATCGATTGGTGGACGACACCGAAGACAGAGTTTGAGAAGAGTCCAACGAGTGGACTGCATATCAAGTTGATCCCGGCTGGTAAGGATCAGGTCGCCGCGTTCTTTACATCACTAAATATTGCGATGAAACAGAAGGCCAACGAGTTTGGTAATACCATTGGCTTTGGCATTATGGATGCGATCTTTGGCGGGGCGAAGTCGCAGGCTGGTAAGAACGCGAAGAATACCCTCGGACTATTTGTCACGTTGCTCAATCCTGTTGCGCTGAACGAGTGGGCGGGTGGCGTTGGTCGAGAGATGATTGCTGGATTGTGGGACGGTATTACGCAATGGCTGAACGAGAATCCCGGCATCGCTACGAAGGCGATCAAAGACTGGTTTATGTCTGCTGGCGATTCGATTGGTGGCGTTATTGGTGAAGCATTCAGGTCGATGACGCGAGAAGCACGCAAGGGCGCTCCAGTCTTCATTGGTGTCATCACGAAGACCGTGCGCGAAGCCGTGAACGCTGCGCGCCAGGGACTGGCTGGTCTTGGTTCATCGCTTGGCGGGATGCTCTCGACGATCACAGGTACGTCCTCGCCGGACGCGAAGCGTGCTGCCGAGATTCGCGCGCAGCAGAAGGCTGAAGCGACTACGCGCGAGCGTGCGCGCCTGACGCTTGTGAGGGATTCTGCCGCTACTGATGAAGATCTCGCGCAAGCCAAGCAGGATCTTGCTGATTTCGAGTTGGAGGTTGACGCGACATCTGCTGAAGAGCGCGTGGCGATCGCGCAGTCTGCGAATCAGCGGTCGATCGATAATCTGATTGAGTCGTTCAATCGGGGCAATATTAGCGCGCAGGCTTTCTCGGCGGGTCTTGACGCGATCATTGGTGCTGACCGAGGTGGCGAACTCGGCGCAGCATTTGCTGGCGCGTTTGGTCGGGAGTTGGAATCGATCAAGGCTGCGGCGAGTGATATCCAGAACGTGATCGATCGGTACGGCAAGGGCAATCTCCCGATCACGGCTGACAAGCCGACGCCGGCGATGGATGCTGCTCGTACTGCTGCGCTCAATCAATGGAAAGAGGATCGTGCTGCTCGGTTGAAGAAGGCTCGTGATGGTCGGAAGAAAGACGGCATCACGAAGGAAGAGCAAACTGATATCAATAACATCATGAAGAAGTGGGACGAGGACCATCCAAAGCCTGTTGCGATGGCCGCCGGCGGCATCCTAAAGCGTCAGGTCTTCACGGCTGGTGAGGCTGGTCGCGAGGCGGTGATCCCGCTCGGGTCGAGTGAGGCGATGGGAATCATGCGGGATGCGCTCGGTGGTGGCGGAGGCGGGGCAACCTACAATCTGGTGATCAACGCTGGACTCGGCACGAACCCTGACGAGCTCGGTCGCACGATCGTCGAGTCGATCAAGAAGTTTGAGAAGCGCAACGGGCAAGTGTTCGCTGGTCCGCAGATTCAAGCCACCTCGGCTGGCGTCTCGACCAACGGTGGAACGCAGACGCGCAACCTAAGGAAGAACTAGGTGGCGACGCCGAGCCTGCTAGTCCAGATCGGCTTCGACACGTCGAGCCAGGGTGGTCCGTTCTTTCTGTGGGGATCGGGGACGGCGACGAATACGCCAGCGGCTATAGCTGCGAATCCGCAGAGCATCTTTGACAACACGGACTACCGCTTTGGCGGGACGCTGAACTATGACGTGACGACTCGCGTCCGTTCCGTGTCGATCACGCGCGGCAGGTCGCGCGAGTTGGATCGTTACCAGACCGGCGTTGCCAACATTACCTTCAATAATCAAGACCGCGCATTCGATCCGTTCTACACGTCGTCGCCCTATTACCCGGATATCAAGCCGCGCCGGAACGTGACGATCTCGACGATCACGGGCGCGTCAACGGCTGTCCAATTCACCGGGATCATCGAGGACTGGGGACTTGATTACAACGTCAGCGGCGAGTCTACGGCTGGCGCGGTTGCTGCTGATGGATTCATCACGTTCGGTGGTCAGCAGATATCCGCGCACACGGCAACGAGTCAGACGTCGGGAGCGCGTATCGCGGCGATCCTGAACCGCACCGAGATCGACTGGCCGACAACATTGCGGAACATTGACACGGGCGCGCAGACGCTACAGGCTGACGTGGTAGATGCTGGCACGGATGCGCTCGGGTATTTGCAGCTGATCGAGGCGTCTGAGCCTGGTCAACTCTTCATGTCGAAGTCGAACGCGGTGACGTTCAAGAATCGGAACTCTGGCGCGACGATCGGCACCGTCACGTTCTCGGACGCCGGCGGCACCACGATCCCGTACACCGACATCACCGTGTCGTACGGCACCGAGCTCTTGTATAACCGGGTGAACATCGCGCGGCTAGGTGGCTCAATCCAGACCGCTGCCGGAAGCGCATCGCAGAGTGAGTACGGCATCACTTCGCTGGACTACAACGGGCTGCTGATCGACACCGACGCGAACGCGCTCGCGCTCTCGCAATACCTAGTTGGCAAGTATGACGAGCCAGACCTGCGCTTCGACACGATGACGGTCGAGCTGGCTGGACTCGGCACCGCTGACCAATCGAAGGTTCTCGGCTTGGAGATCGCAGACATCATCCTGCTGGAGTACCAGCCCAATCGGATCGGGACGCGGATCTCGAAGAACGTGCAGATCATTGGCATCCGAAACGAGATGCGTCCGATGACGCATAAGGTCACGTTCTCGCTGGCGTCAACGGACACGGCTGCGATGGTCTGGGCGGGTGGTACCGTGACGAGTGGCACGGCAGTCGCAGCCGAGTACCCGTTTAGTATTATTGGCACGTCGACATTCGGACTCTAGGGGCAGGTAGAATAGACTCATGGCGTATGTAACTCCGGGAACTGTGGCAGCTGGCGATGTAGCGACGGCAGCCGCTTGGAATGTGTTGACGAATGATGTGATTGCCCATCAAAGCATCATGAGCAACGTAGTTGAGGGAACGTATTCAACCGCTGTCACCAATTCGACAGTTACTTACGCAACAAGTAATCTTGCCGCCACGATCACACCTTTTTCGACCGCTTCAAGAATCAAAGTCGAATATCACGTTCAGGGCTACAAGCCTTCAGGCGTAACCGCTACTGGAATGAATCTCATTGTCTACGTTGGCGCAAGTCAAATTGTGCCAAGTACCCGACAACAAATGGGAAACGTTGGTGCCAGCACTAATGTGGTTTTTACTGTGGACAATGCGTTTATACACTCCCCAGCAACCACAAGCGCCACAACCTATACGCTCTACTTCGCTTCAACAGTAGCCGGTCAAACAGTAGAACTCCACTCGTACGGCGTAAACTCTCCTGGTCACATAATCCTCACCGAAATCCCAGCCTAACCTAGCGTCCCCCGCCGGGTTGCTTGCGACTCGACACGTATCCCCAACTCCCCGAGCGTGACGGGTGGGATTAGACTCCGAGATACTTTATAAACATGCTTGCTTCTGCAAAGTAATTAGCGGCTGCTGCTCCAGCGGTAACATTGAAAGTTGGCAAGATCGTTAGCGTCTGGTTTGCTGTAGCAAGAACAGAAAATACTGCACAAGACGAGGAGTTGTTATCTGTTGTTGGCTCTGCCGTACACGACATAGTGCTCTCGTAATACTTTGTAGATGTTCCCCCAAAATTAGTTGTACCTCGGAACACGGTGAACGCCTGTGCCGCAAGCAGTTCCATCGTTACGGCAACTTCATAATACCCAGCAGCAAGAAGCGTGACCGTCAACGTGCCACCCGAGTTTGCCAACGTAAAATACGTTGAGTTTGCGTAAGAAGCCAAAGCCGTCGCCGATGGTGCGGTATCTGTTCCAGATACATTAGTTGGATTCCAACGAGTCCATTGATACGTCGCACTCGGATGACTAATTGGTCCAGCCGCCAACGCGATCACATCATTCGTCAACACATTCCAAGCGGCTGCCGTCGCTACATCGCCAGCTGCCAGCACGTGAACCTTGCCACGAAGTCCATTACAATAGGCTCATGTCTGATGCCGAAGTTGAGCGATTGTATCGGGCGATGGAAGCTCTCCGCATCGAGGTCGTGCAGTACCGCGCGGATCTCAATGGCAGGCTGCGGATGCTAGAGGTTCACAGCGCCGAGGTCGATGCGCGTGAGGATCAGCGCACGATGACGCGGAGTGTGACGTTGGCGTATATTGCGGGGATCGCCGCGGTGACGGGTATCATTAGTGCTGTTGTCACGAATCTACTGTAGGGAGTCACAATGCAGATCAGTCCGAAAGTCACCGCAGCCGCTCTTGCTGCCGCGCTCGTCACCATCATCGTCTGGGGCGCCAGTCTCGCCGGCGTCGAGATCCCGACCGTCGTCCAGGGCGCGATCATTACCATCCTCGTTGCCGCTGCTGGCTACGTCGTACGCGACCCAGCGCGGTCGTGAAGATCCTCCGCCTGACCTCGCCGCTGACCGAGGGCACCGGCGTCGCCCTCGCGCAGCAGCACCTCGTCAAGTATGGCGTGCTGGCAAAAACCGCCGTAGACGGCATCTATGGTCCCGTTACGGCGAACGCAGCGAAGAGGGCTAAGTACCTGCTGGGCTACGCAGACACCGTAGGGACGTACGACGCCACGTTACAGGCGTACATGAGTGGCAAGACGAAGCCGACGGTGGCGATGCGCGCCCGAGTAGCGGCGCGTAAGCGTAAGCCGCTGCCGTCCGTGACTCTCGGTGAGCGTGCCGCTGACCGGATGGTGAGCTGGTACATGGCGCGATGGAGTGAGAAGCCGGCCGGGTCGAATGTCGTGCCGCAGTTGTCTCTGCTCTGCAAGGATATGAAGCTTGCTGCGTACTATTACCAGATGGGTTATGCATGGTGCGCGCTCGCAGCGTTTACCGCCTATCTCGCCGAAGGATCTACGGCCGGGAAGTACGGTCTACGTGAGGGCAAATACAACGCGCTCTACACGCCAGAGATCCGCGCGGTAGCCGAGCGTGGCGCGTACGGCTTGGCTACCCAATCGAAGACGACGATCGTCAAAGGCACCGCGCTCCTGTTCGACTTCGGCGGCTCGAACGGCACCGAGGTCGACCATATCGGCATCGCCCTCGGCAAGCCTGGTCAAGTCGTCAAGGCTGGCGGTAAGACGTGGCGACCCGGCAAGAACTCCGTGGTCACCGTGGAGGGTAACACCTCCTATGACGCCAGCGGCAGCGACGCTAACGGAGGCTGCGTTGCGATCCGCACGCGAAGCCTGACCGTCATCCGCGCGGCGGTACGCGTACAATAACGGACGACACCACCGGGAGGGATTCGGCATGGGACTGCTAGACGAGATCGGCGCACAAACGAAGTCGCGACATAGACCGTGCATCGTGACGGAGATCCTCGACGACTTGCCAATCGAGGACGCGCGAGAACTACAGCTAGCCCTCGACGATGCGGCGATGACTCACACCGCGATCACGCGCGTACTCGTCAACCGTGGCTATCCCGTCGCGCCGAACGGCAAGCAGGTCGCCAACCATCGTCACGGATCCTGTCAATGTCGGGGCTAGGCCACGAACTCGCGCTCGAAGTGCGGTGTGACGAACTAGCGCAAACGTGCGCGCATTTGCAGCGGCAACTTGCACGCGCGAAGGGGAAGTCGGCGGATCTGGTCGATGCCGTCGAGCGTGCCGCGCTAGAGTCGTCGAGCATCGCCGGTCGTGGCAAGGCAGTCAAGGCGCCGAAGCGTGACAAGCGACCAGGCGGCGAGGTCGCCCTGCTCCACCTGACTGATTGGCAGCTAGGTAAGCAGACCGAATCGTACGACACCGAGGTTTGTCGGCGGCGGGTGATGGTGACCGTAGCAAAAGTGCTACGGCTGACGGAGATACAACGCGCAGCGCATCCCGTCGATGAGATTCACGTCATGCTCGGCGGCGACCTGATCGAGAACGTGACCATATTCAAGATGCAGCCCTTTGAGGTGGATTCGTCTGCGACGATGCAAGTCTTCGCAGCTGCAACCCTGATCGAGTCCGTGCTGCTGACGCTGCTGGAGAACTTCGAGCGCGTCGTCGTCCATGAGGTCCGCGGCAACCACGGCAGGATCGGGCAGAAGGGCGAGACTCCAGACAACTGGGATCGCGTCGTCGGCAGGATCGTCCGCGAGCGCCTAATTGATCCGCGCCTCGCGTGGGAAGTACCAGACAACTGGTACGCCATCGGCGAGATCGGCGAGTATCGATTCCTCTTGGTCCACGGTGATCAGATCAAATCGTTCGGCGGCAATACGCCGGCGTTCGGGATCATTCGCAAAGCTACAGCGTGGAGCTCGGGCGTGCTGGAAGGGTGGGACGATTTGTATCTTGGCCACTATCACCACGTATCGCAGTTTCAGATCCCGAACGGTGGCCGGGTGTTCATGACGGGTAGCACCGAATCTGGCAGCGAGTATGCACGCGAGTTTGTCAGCGCTAAGGGCAAGGCATCGCAGCGCTTGCACTTCGTCGACCCGCGAGCCGGGCGCGTCACGGCTGAGTACGTCATCTGGCTCGACTAGGCTCGCCGTACACGTCCGGCGTGAACTGCGTAGGACTTGGGGCGATGCCGCGTAGATAACCACGGCACCTATCTACAAGATGGTGCGGAAGCGTATCAACCAGATACGCTCTAGCCGCGCATTCACGCGAAGTAAGAGCGCCTTACCGATCCACGTCGCAAGATTGCGCGACTTAGGTATTGGATAGTATCGCCCAGACGGATACTATCCAAGCCTAATCCTCGGTCGCGTACGCGCCGAACTGGCGCGCATGAACATCGACGTGCGAGGTAAGCGCGCCCTACCGGCGCACGTCGCAGAGTTACGCGACTCCGCCACGATCCTTCGGATACTCGTACGTCTTATTGATCTCCGAGAATCTCGCGCGCAGTTGCGCTGTCTCTTTTTTATTGGCACCGCAAAGCATCGCGTACTTGTGCTTCGGCGGGACGGGGATGCTATCCGATTCGGCGTGCTTGACTTTGCTTTGCTCGCGTAGTTGCTGCTCGATGTCGTCGGGGATGTTGTCCCACGCCATCCCCGTCGCGTGGCACCAGTCTGGACGCCAACGGATACCGAGCTCTTTGGCGTACCTCTTGTATGCCGAACGGGAACGGAAGAAGCGATCCGACACGTACTTCCCCGTGTACGGATTTATGTGTCGCGTCGCCGCGCCCGAGGTCTGACCGAGGTAGTAGAAATTGCAGGCTTGGTAAATCGTGCCGAGTTCCTTCGCCATCGGGTCGGAGTACGCCGTGAACAATCGGTATTGCGTGGTCTGCGCCATGTCTTTGATGCTCGACATGATGAACGCGCTGGCGAGATTCTTCGGCGACCAGGACACGCACGCGCCTCGACTGATTAGACGTTCAAGGTTCGGAGTATCTTCGCCGAGGAGTTTGCTAAACGCGTTAGGCATGTTGAACAGGAGGGCGCCGGCGAGGATCGTGCCGTGATACGCGCCATACCAATGCGTCGTGTATTGGGATAGGTTGCCGAGCCATTCGTGCCGATGGATGAACCGCGTAAGATCCCGCTTGTCTTCGGTACTGGTGACTTGGCGAAACTCGAAGTCTGACACGCGCAAGGTTGCGGCGTAGTCCTCGGTCATGCCGGCGTCGAGTAAGTCGTCTACGCGGTTACGCAGACGAATGTCGTACTGCCAGCAATGCGACTCCGTATACTCGCGAGTCTCCGGCGCGTTCGGCTGCGTCGATTCTTCCTGCCATAGTTGCAGGGCGCCTTGCATCTAATCCTCCGTCGAGTACGCGCCGAATTGGCGCCCGTGAACATCGGCGCCCGAGCCGGGTGCGCCGAAGCGTTTGCGCCATTCGGTGATCGTGTACGTACAATCGTCTGTACCATCGTCAAAGACGTGGACGCTGACGATGGGCGGCTCTCCGCCTTTACGCTTACCGTACTTCGCGCCGGCGTCATTCGACCAGGGCGCGTACAACTCACCATCTCCACGCGCTAGGTCGATCGCGTCGAGGAACGTCTGCGCGCGTGGACCCCAGCGCGCGATGATCTGGTGACGCGCACCCTTCGGGATACGCCGATCGCCCGTGACGTAGCGCGTGACGCGTGGACGCTCGCATCCAATCACCTTAGCGAGCTCGTCCGCATCGATCTCCAACTCGATCATTAGCGCGCGACTTGGCGACAACCGAGGCATTACGCAGCCGCCTTCGCCGCTCGACGCTTAGACTTCGCAGCCAGCTTCGCGGCGCCACGGTCCAAGCGCACCTTCAGGTTCGCCGCGATCTTATTCTGACCTGTTCGCTTGCGCCTACGGTTGCTCATGGTGTTCTCCCCTAGTGGTGGTGTTCGACGATCATACACAAAGTGCGAACACCCGGCAGGACGCGAATCCTGCCGGGTGCGAG